TGTACCTCTACTAGCCTATTAAAATATTTACCTATTGACATTTAATAACATTTATGAAACACGATATACAAAATTTTCTAAAATTAACTATTGACAATTTGGAAAATTTATTGGAATTTCCAAAGGAAAAGTGTGACAAGATATTCCAAGGGTGCTATAATAGGAAATGAATTGAAAACGAACAAGCGTTTTATAAGTGTTCGGTTTTTTGTAACATAACTGTAACATAAAAACATTTGCATTACTGGTAACTTTCGGGTAATATTGGTAGCAGAGAGGGACAAACGGGACAAATCGAGACACGATACATACTCTCTATACAAGTGAAAAGAAGGTGGTGCATATGTAATATGAGTAAACTACTGACTGCGCAAGAGGTTGCAGACTTATTGCGTGTTCATAAAAAGACTATCCATAGAATGATACATTCTGGAAAGTTGGACGCATCAAAAGTAGCAAACAAATTCCTCATTAAAGAGGAAGATGCAAAAGGACTATTGGAAAATAAAAATAAAATGGACAATTAATAGGAGGAATATTCAATGGAAAACAATACTAAACAATTAAATACAGAGGTTAACGAAATCGCGGTAGTGGACGAGCAAGTGAATACAAATGATATCGTGACAGTGGACAAAGTTACACCATCTATTTTTGAAGCTGACGGTTCAAAAGAATTATTCTTTTCATCTATACAAGCAACAGATCGTAAATCAGCAATTAAAATGTATAACGCTATCAACTCTAGCGAGAATCCGCTAGCAGATCATAAAGGTGAAGTGTTAGAAATTACGGACATGGTTGCTCATGCGATTACGTTACAAGATGAAAACACAAAAGAAGATGTGGAAGCATTACGTGTGGTATTAGTATCGAAGGACGGAACAGCTTACCATGCTGTGTCACAAGGTGTCGTATCATCTATTCAAAAGATTATTAGTATCGTAGGTCCAGCACCTTGGAATGAGCCTTTAGAAATTGTTCCAGTGGAAGTAAAAACGCGTAAGAACTTTAAAACGTTAACTCTTAAATTACAAGGCTAATTCCTATAACAAATGAATGAGGGTACACATGGTGTATCCTCTTTTTTAAAACACAAAAGGACGGTGCAGACGTGAACGCTATTAAAAACTTAGTTCAGGTATCTATTCGGACAAATGAGAGAGAACTAGAATTTGTCTCTTTTAATGGAATGATTCATTTGAAACAAAAGTTAGAAGATGATGAAACATCGGTAGTGTTAACAAAAGAAGAGTTGGACATGGTTGCAGCTATGTCTAATTTTGATAATGTGATAGCAAACTTTATGAACTCTATTACAGAAAAGAAAGCCATGTAAGCCAAAGACCTGTGACCTAGTTGTTACGGGTCACATGGCTTTATAAGTAGGTGATACAATGGCAAATAAACGGTTAAAGAAGAAACTAGAAACCAAACGTAAAAAGTCGTTACTTGTTTCGGAAGGTTATAGTAAGAAAGAAACAAAGAAGCTGAAAGGTAGAGAGTTAGAAACTGTTTATAAAAAGAAAGCTCATAATAGGAAAAATAGAGAGCGCGCTAGGGAAATAGCAAACCTAGCAAAACAGTGGGGACTATCGCCGAGTAAGTATAACTCTTGGAAAAAGTTACTTCCCGAAATAGAGAGAATTAAAAAAGAACAAGATAGGGAAGCGCCTTTTCTACTAATATATTATCAAGACTTTACAGGTGAGACAGATAGCAAATTTATTTATGACTTTAAAAAGAGAAACAATACAAGGTCACGTAGTCAAATTACAAAGTCTATAATAGGGTGGTTACAGAACGCGCAAAATAAACTCTTTTTAGGAAGGGTTGCTATGCGTATTGTCCCAAAGCGTGACGTATCTAAAACGAATACACTTTGGAAGAATCACGGTTATGTAAAGATTTATCAAGGACAAGGAAAAGAACTAACTAAACTATTAACGGCTATAGAAACGATTATGGTAGGCGTGTATGATGTGAAAGAGCGTGACAAGTATTTAAGGGAACTATTGGACAAGCTACGTTCCTTACCGTATAGACAAACACATAGGAATGCGGAAGAGATACAAAAGATATACGATGTAAAATCACATGGGAAAGACTGGTGGGATAACGATGACTTCTACTAATAGAAAAAAGCGTAGAGAGATTAAACTCTTTACGCTAGATACTGAAACACGTGGTTTGGACGGCGACGTGTTTCGAATTGGACTATTCGATGGAAAACAATACTATACTGGCTATACGTTTGCAGACGTGTTACCAGTGTTTGAAAAGTACAAAGCATATGACTGTCATGTGTATATACATAACCTAGACTTCGACCTTTCCAAGATCATAGCAGAGTTACGTGATTATGCCGAACCGACATTTAATAACTCGCTATTTATCAATGGTAATATAGTAACGTTTACCGCTTCTCATATTATACTACATGATAGCTTCCGATTGCTACCGTCTTCACTTGAAAACTTATGTAGAGATTTCGACCTTTTAGAAGGTGGGAAGATGGATATTGTCGATTATATGGAAGAAAACAATTATGGTATTTATAATGTAAAAAACCGTAAATTGAACAAACGACTTACAAAAGGTAACTTCTTTACAACAGTAGATAAGGATGATCCTGTGCTATGCGAGTACATGGAATATGATTGTCGTAGCTTATATAAAATATTGGAAATTGTAATAGGTCTATCAAAGTTAGAAATTGAACAATTTATTAATTGTCCTACTACGGCGTCCTTGGCTAAAACAGTTTATAAAGAACAGTATAAGAAGGATTATAAAGTTGCTATTTCTACAAAACAATATAATCATAAACAACTAGGAAAAGGACTAGAAGCATTTATTAGAAAAGGTTACTATGGCGGTAGAACGGAAGTCTTTACACCAAAAATGGAAAACGGATATCATTATGACAAAAATAGTTTATATCCATATGTTATGAAAATGGCTGAAATGCCTGTTGGTTATCCGAATGTACTGGAAAATGAAGAAGCAGAACTTTCATTTGATTTATGGAAAAGAAGAAGATATGGAGCAGGTTTTATACATGCTAAGGTACATGTACCCGAAGATATGTATATTCCTATCTTACCTAAAAAAGACTATACAGGTAAATTGATATTTCCAGTTGGTAAAATAGAAGGCGTTTGGACATTCCCGGAACTAGCCCTAGCGGAAGCGGAAGGATGTAGAATAGAAAAAATAGAAAGTGGCGTTGTATTTGAGAAAACAGCACCTGTCTTTCGTGAATTTATTTCGTATTTTGAGGAAATAAAAAATACAAGTAAAGGCGCTAAACGGGCATTTTCTAAACTTATGCAGAATGCCTTGTATGGAAAATTTGCAATGCAACGGGAACGAATCATGTATGCTGATATTTCTGAGAGAGATAAACTTGAAGCAGAAGGACATACAGTAAGCGAGATTCAATATAATATGAATGGAATTAAAATGGAATTTTTAGAGTATGACGGATATGCGATGGCTGAATATATTCAACCACATATTTCAGCATATATTACTTCTATTGCAAGAATTCTATTATTTAAAGGTTTGAAGTACGCACATGAAAAAGGAATTTTGGCTTATTGTGATACGGACAGTTGCGCAACAACTACGAAATTTCCTGATAAAATGGTACACGATAAGGAGTATGGAAAGTGGAAGCTAGAGGGGTATGTTATTGAAGGACTCTATTTCCAACCAAAAATGTATGCGGAAAAAGCTATTAATACCGATGGTGAATATGAGGAAGTATTACGAATGAAAGGTGTTCCGAAATGGGTTGTAGAGGAACAACTAGATTACAATTCATTTCGTAAATGGTACTTACAAGTAAAAAGAGGAAAAGCGGAAATTCCTATTTATAAAGGCGGGGAACGTGTCCAAAAGTTTTTAACGAAATCTAAAAATAATATTGAAATGAATGAACTAGCTGAAATGCATAAGACAATTAATTTTGCTAGGGAGCAAAAAAGAAATATTGATCTAAATAAAAATATCACATCACCTCTAGTTCGTAATGATTATGGGGAAAATAAGGACGAAAAGTCAGAATACGAGTTTGATGAATGGTATGAAAGATTGGAAGAGTTTAACGATGATATGAATGCGGTAGAGGAACTTTGTATGAAGTTTGGAAAGATACAAATACCGGAGAAAAAACAAAGAAAGTTATACGGTTTATATAAAGAGTATTCTTCAAAAGCGAAAGCCATGTGTTTTTCTAATGAGGGATTACCAATCCAAGATTGGTGTAAAAAGACAGGATGGGACATGAAAGAACTATTAGGCGAATTAAGTTTCTTATAATAGGGAGTGACGAAAATGTTAACGCCAAGGGAACAGGATGCGTTAGAATGTATAAGCGGGTATATGGAAGAGTTTGGGTTCGCACCAAGTGTGCGAGATATGGCGAGTCGTATGTACGTAAGTCATAAGACAGCACATCGCTATTTAATGCAATTGGAAAGTAAAGGGCGTATCAAGAGATTACAACATAGACCACGTGCTATCCAACTGATATAAAGGAGGAAACGCAATGCGTGATAAATTGTTAGACTTAATCGTCGAACTATCTAAATCTACTAAACAGGTCATAGCAAAGGACTACATAATACAAGAACTATATGTCATATTGAAAGAGGATGAGGAAAATGGAACTACCAATACTAAGTGAGATAGATTATAAACTGAAAGAAATTAAATTGATGTATACGAAAGAGACATATAACGAAAAAGGAATCCATCGTGAATATTTAGAAGAGAACGGGTGGGATTATATAGGGTGTGAAGATGCAGAAGATGATGGGATATTCATGTATTATTCAAAACGAAAAAGTGAAGGTCATACAGTTTACATGGTTGATTCACGACCTTTAGAAAAAATTAAATTTAGGTAAAGCGATACTAAAGACTAGCGGACAAAGCTAGTCTTTTTTATTTGTCCAAAATGACACAGGTGTGACGTTATACGGAACGTTCGTTCGTATTATAGTAGATACATAAGAACAAACATTCTATTTAAGGAGTGAGATACATGAACGATATGCTAAAAGCAATTGAAGAAAATCCCTTTCTATTACGATTCGGAGACGGACAATTCTTCGCTAAAAAGAAAGTTGAAGAGGAAGAAGTGGACGACATCGAAGACGATGACGACGAGGAAGAAGAGGAAGATGAAAAGCCGAAACCAAAACGTAAACCAAAATCAAAAAGCGAGGAGGAAGCACCAGCATGGGCACAAAAGCTGATAGACCTAGTAACACCGAAAGTGGAGGAACAACAGGGAACGCAAAAAGTACCAGTACCACCGAAACCGAAAGTGGAGGAAGACGAGGAACCGGAAGTCGAGGAACTGGAGGAAGAGGACAAGCCGAAGAAGCAGGGCTTCCTAAGTTGGCTGTTTTAGAAGTTCCCGGTAAAGAACCCGAATTATCGGAAGAAGAAAAGAAGGAAATTAAACGCGCAAAAGATAGGGAGCGTAAACGTCAAGAGCGTGAGCGCAAGAAAGCGGAAGGTGAGAAGCCTACGACAACTAGAAGAAATACTTCTTCCCGATCTAGCGGAAAAGCAAAAGCACCGTCAATGGAAATCTTGCAATTGAAACCGATTCTACTGACAGTGTCACAAATGGTGGCTACCCGTGAAGGGTTTGAAATATGGGCTTTAAGTGAAACAGAAATTAATACGCTATGTGAGCCGATAGAAAACATGCTAGCGAAAACCGCAGCACTCGAAAAAGTCGGGGAAAATAGTGACGCGATTGCACTTGCTATCGCATGCTTTACAATCTTTGTTCCAAAATTCTTGATGTGGAATGCCACACGAAAACAAAAGAAAGCGCAGGTGGTAACAAATTATGCTAAATCAATTCAGCCTACCGGAAACACCGGGGGAAACAAAACAGGAACGACTGGAGCAAGTAGCGGACCAAGTGATCGAGAATCTACCGCTTCCAGTAAAACTTTTAGCGGGGAACTCAATCAACTCATTCCGGCAAGCGCTCCATTTTGAGGACTTTGACGAGCAGATCGACAATGGCCTTGAAAAGCTGAAAGAAGTGATTGACTATGTCCAACATGGTACTTATCCGGGCGAGTAGGTGTATCTATGCCATACCTTTACAGGATTGGCGAACAAATTGGTGTCCCATCCTACCAAAATTGGATGAATGGTTTGTGACAGTAGGTGAGAAATATGTGGTCTTTGAATACGGCGATATCTGTCACCGTATGGACGAGCATTATTTCAACAGCTTACTACCAAAGGTTCCTTATTTATCACGCAAACAAGCTCTTAAAAATGGAAAGGGTGTTTTGCGTACGGAATCAAGTTACAACAAGAAGGGTGTGAAGAAACATGAATGGCATCCCGACAGATGAACATGTATTTATCGCAGGAAAAACAGGTAGCGGGAAATCGAAACTTGCCGAGGTGTACCTTGCCGGATATGACCATGTTGTCATGTTAGATACAAAGGGGCAATCTTTGGAGCGAAGGAAAAAGGGTGAGGAACTTTGGTACGGGCTAAGAGAGGGAAAGGACTTTGTACTGGTCGAGACACTGGAAGAAGTAGCCGAAGCCCGGACAAAGAAAATTATCTATTGTCCATCGCCCGAAGAACAAAGCGAGGAACATTATGACGCGCTTATGAAATGGGTGTATGAGCGAGAAAATACAATTCTATGGATTGACGAGTTGATGCAAGTTGCCCCGTCACCTACAAAGTATCCGTTCCATTTGCGCGCACTCATGACGCGCGGGCGTAGTAAAGAAGCGACGGTTTGGGCATGTACACAAAGACCCGCTACCATTCCGATTGATGTGTTTAACAATTCCAGTCACTTCTTTATTTTCGATTTAAATATTCCGGCTGATCGTGACCGTATTGTAAAAGCGACAGGGTGTCCGGAGTTTTACGAAAAGCCCGGTAAGTATAACTTTTGGTATATGCGGGATAGTGACGATGAACCTGTTCGCGCCACTTTGAAACTTTGAAAGGGGGGTGGCTAATAGTGGAGGGTAAATTTGCAGGGGTCGGACTCAAAAATATTATTGTCCTATGGCTCATGTTCATCTTATTAACAGTCATGGCAAAAGCGATTTTAACAAAACATCCGGTGAAAGGACTAAGTGAAGTTGTCCAAGCCGTATAAAGGAGGAAAAGAAAATGGGTAAATTATTTAGCCCGTCATGGTGGGTATCTATGTTTATTTCAACATTTGTCACAATGATCTTTATTTATATTATCAAAAAAGGTTCTGAGAAATACAATATTCCGGTTGTAAGACCGATTGCGGAGGCGGTATAACATGCACGTAGTTGATATTTTAGATGTAAATATGAATCGAATTAATACGCATTTCAGCGCGACAAAACCAACATTTCAACAATTAGTGGATTATAAAAACCGTTATGAAAATGGTGTGTTTGTGGCAATGTCTGAACGTTTTGCGGAATTTGAATTATTTGAAGGTGCACGAAAAGAACGTTTAGCGGAAGAACAAAAGCAAGCGGAATTAGAACGTATTAAACAAGCCCAACAAACCGAAGGAGGAACAAACTAATGGCACAACAGAAAGAGCAATATTCACCGCAACAACGGGCAATGATTTGGGCGACATCGACTCGTCAATATCAACAAACATTGCCTACACAAGTAGTCACACAAGAGGGTATGACACTTGATTTCACTTTACCAAAAGCACGTTTATTAACAAAGATTTGGTTACATGTCAAAGCCGTAGCCACGTTGAAAAGCTCTAGCGGGAACATTCAACGTGACCCGATGTCTCCATATGGTATTTTACGTCGAGTAGAACTCAACTTAAATAACGGCTTCTCACCTTACATTGTATCAGGTAAAGAACTGTTTATGTATAACGTTTTACGACAACATCCTGACGTATTATTACCGGGCTCAAATAAACAATCATTAAACTATGTGGAAAACGTAGCAACAACAGCCGGGAAGGACAATGAAATTCAATTTACACTTCCAATTCCTGTTTCTTTAAATGACCGTGACCCTGTCGGAATGGTTATGCTACAAAACAATACGGCAAACGTAAACTTAACAGTGGCCGTTGACCAATTGGCGAATGCTTACAAATTAAATGCTTCAAATGCTGACCAAGTGACATTTAAATCTATGTCCATTACACCAGTGATTGAAACGTTTTCGATTCCATCTATCCCGGGCGGTCAACCGGATATGTCTGTACTAAAACTCGTACAATCGAAATCGGACATTTTTTCAGGCGGTGGACAAAATATTTTAAAACTAAACGTAGGTACGATTTATCGTAAACTACTATTCTATATCGAGGATTCGAACGGGAAACCGCTAGAGCCAAAAGACTTCACCGGAAATATGGAACTTGTCTTTAACCAAGCGGACACGCCTTACAACGTGAAGCCGGAAGTATTGGTTCATAAAAACCATTCTGACTTAGGTTATCCACTTCCGCCGGGTGTATATTGCTTTGACTTTAGTAACCAAGGTGTACCGAACTTAGGCGGTAGCCGTGACTACATTGATAGTGAGCGATTAACTGAATTTTGGTTCCGTTTCTCTACGAATGTAGGCGGTAAGGTCACAGTCGTATCAGAAACATTATCAAGACTACAAATGTAAGGGGCTATATGCTCCTTACCTATTTATAAGGAGGGAACAGAATGGGACTGAAACATTTTTACCACGACTTATACCCGGATACGGGTTTCAATACGACAAGTGGAATCACCGTAGCGGAAATGGGTGACCAAGTTGTATTGGTTGATGAAAAGGATATTAAAACAGATGTGAAACCGAAGTCCGACCCGGTGACAGGTGCAAGCATTTGGAAGTCGATTGGTTTATTTATCATTATCATAATCGCATTCGGTTATGTGGCGGGGAGGTTGTAATCGATGGACGTTACGCAAATGACGCAACTGATTGGTAGTTTAGGTTTCCCGATATTCGCATGTATTTATCACATGACGACTATGAAAAAGACACTAGATGCAAATACGCAATCTATTAACGCGAATACACAAATCATGATGCAAGTACAAACATTCATTGCACAAGTGGCACAAGGAAGCGGGGAGAAGAAATGAGTAAATCATTAATTCTAGTTGTCGCTATTCTTGCTTTATGGTTCTTTGTAATTCGCAAGAAAAAAGCGAAGGCGTGATGTGACATGAACAATGACGCAAAGGGTTTAACATTTCTCACTCTATCCCTTTTGTTTTTATGGCTCGTGTTTGACGATTTTGTCGGGAAGAAACGCTTGTCAAAATTAGCGCAAATGATGACGCCGGACTTATCGCTTCCAAGCGCAGGAGAGGTCGCGGAAAAAGTGGTGGACGGTGCGAAAGAGTCTGTCAAAGAAACGGTTAAAGACACAAGGGACGCGCAAAAAGAAGCGGATAAGAAAGTAACAGACGGTTTATTGAAAACACCTAAAGATGCTACAGGTAAACAAAAAGACACAATTGAGAAGTTGAAAGAAGCGGACAAAAAGCGAAAAGAAACGGGTGCGTATAAAGATAAGGGGTGGCTCGGCTACAGCTGGGAAGACTTATTTGAAGATACGTGGGGCACGGTGAAAGGGTGGTTTAAATGAAAGAATTTACGGAGTCAATGCCATTCGTCATCTTCTTTATGTCCGTGACCGTCCTATTGCAATCCTTTACGAACGAGCGTGTAACGAATGGATTTTTGCTACTCGTATTAATGAGTATGGTTGTTACAAATTCGGACAAGTTTATAAAACTATTAAATGAGGTGAGAGTATGACAAAAGTATTCGATATGATCGCAGGAATTGGAATGCTCATTGGTATTTATTTATTCCTTTCAAATGGTCGAGAAACAGTGTCAATCATTGAAGCAATGGGTAAAAACTCAATTGCGGGCATTAAAACATTACAAGGACGATAGGAGGGATTTACATGGATTACAAGCGCGACAATTTAAACCGTCACGCGTTCCGCGCATTGGACAAGCCTGTATATGAACCCTCTATCAATCTAAATGTGGAGTTTGACGAGTATCTCGGTTCTTATGCCTTATTAGTAAAGCATACGGCAAAGCAACCGAAAATGGTGGTTGCTGACCCGATAAAAGAGCCGTGGGAGAAAACACGACCAAACTTGCAAAACGAACAAATTCGAAGAGAGGATTTCCCGCAAGGTTATTATTTCGGAAATCCAATTATGGGGGTGTAGGGAATGCCAGAATTTGAAAAACTCGACCCTCCTGCAAGTGGTGGGAGTGGCGGAAAACATAAACCGAAGTTTGACAAAAAACAAAAGATGCTATTACTAGGAGGCGGGGTTGCCGTCGTCCTAGTGGCTCTTTTTATGAACAAATCAAAGCATAGCGGTGGATCGTCGCAAGAAGCCGTAGAGGAAGAACTGAAGGATTACTATACAAACTATCCAACACTCGGAAGTCAAAATGCCGTTGTACAAGATGGAATGAACACACTTGTCGGGCGACAAGAAGAATTGCTTAATTCCATTTTAGAAATGCAAGGGAAGAAAGACCCGAAAGAACTGACGCAAATTTATGTCACATTTGACAGTCCGGAGGAAGCGTTAAAACGTCAACAATATTTAATCAATGCCGGAGCAAGTACAACGTATGTGAAGAAACAATTTATCAAAGATGGTTGGGCGGGTTCGAAGGATTATTATGTAGTCGCTGCATACGGGAAAGACCGTGAAGAAATGGCGGAACTCGTGAAAAAAGGCGTGCAAGATAAACAATGGGGCGGAATGGAAGTAGGGAAAGTGCGGACACAAGACGCACCAAACTACGGTTCACATTCTCGTAGTTATTAATGGCTTTAGATGTTAGACCATTCATAAACGACGCCCAACGAATCCAAAAAGAAACGGGAATCCCTGCTTCAATCATTCTCGGTCAAATGGTTTTTGAATCAAGCGGAAAGAATCCCGGGGGCATGTCCGGTCTTGCTTATAATGCGAAGAATTTATTCGGCATCAAAGGAGTCGGGTCCGCCGGAACATATACCGTATGGTCACAAGAGTATGACGCGGGCGGGGGACGTGTTTCCGGTTTCCGGAAATACAACAGTTATTACGAATCCATGCTAGACCATGCAAGACTTTTGCAAACACCGCGCTATGCTTCCAAGTTACAAGGAGCGAAGACATATGAAGACTTCGCGCGCGGGATTAAGGCGGGTGGATACGCAACAGACCCGAATTATGCGGGGCAACTGATCAACATCATTAAACAAAATGGATTAGACAAGTATGACGACGGGACGCCATACACCGGAGAAGGGAGCGTTCCTGCCGGTGGAGGGAGTGATAAACGTGGAATATTCACAAGTGTCGCTAATGGCGTCATTCGTGCCTTGCTTATTCTATTGGCTTTTGTGGCTTGTGTTCTCTTTTTTGCCAAGGCATTCCCACAAGTGGAAGCAACGGCAAAGAGCGGAGCGAAGAAAGTTGCAAAGTCTTCCCCACGATCCAAGGGATATAAAAAAGTAAAACAGAAAGGCGGTGCTACGAATGGCAGACCTACAGGGACTCAAACTAAACGACAAGTTGAAGCAAGTCTATGACAAGGCGTTATCCCTCGGTTTGCGATTCACGAGCGGATACCGCCCCGGTTCTACCGGACCGAGTGGAAGACCGGATAGCCATTCTCAAGGCATGGCGATGGACTTCGCGGGTTCGAAAGATAAAATGGACGAATTTGCAAAATGGGCAAAAACGTCACCGCTTTTTACAGAAGTGTTATGGCAAACCGCCGGACATTATGACCATGTGCATGTTGGGTGGCAAGAGGGAAAACACCAAGCCGGAAAAATGTATGTAGGCGATAAAACATTGATTGATAGACCTAAAGGGGACGGGGGCGGTGACCTAAGCACGGGGACGGCTTCCCCAAATTCCGACAAAGGTTTTATCACGAGTGCATTTATGGGAATCATACGCGCTGTTATGATAATCGTCTTTTTAATCATAGCTGTGTATTTCTTCTTCCAAGCATTCCCGGATATAAAAGTAAAAGTATTGTAAGGAGTTGAAAACATGTTAAAGGATAATACATGGCGTGAGGTCACGCTCACACTACCGCCTAAAATGGCTTATACACATCATTTCATTGATACAAACCCAAACCATTATGACATTAACAATCTATCTGTAGCGACGCTATACGCGGGCGTTCGTGTCCTACCAAGTCCAAGAGAATACGAATTACTTGTACCGGGTAATGGACGAAACATTTTAGCAAGGAAAGAAGGAGCTTCTCAAATTCAAATTTATAACGATAGTGAGGATGCTGCACGAATCATTTTAACATCGTTTAATGAACCGTTTAACCCTGCTGTACTTGCTAATAGTGGTAGTGTAGCCCCGATTTCAAACGGTGGCGGTGGGGTAAGTGATACGGTCACGGTAAAAGGATTTACAAGCGCCTTACCTGCCGGGAGCAACAATATTGGTAAAGTAGTCGTCACGGAAATGCCTACCGTTCCAATTGAGTTTAAAACATTACCTTCAGGTACAAATATGATTGGTAATGTAGGTGTCACGAAACTACCGCCACTTGCTGAAGGTACAAGTCATATCGGAAGTGTGAATGTAGAAGGTGGGGTTTCCATTGCAAGTATGCCACCTGTACAGGTTACAAATGACCCGGTGCGAGCAAGTCATTTTTCCTTTGAAGCAAATATTGCAACAAGTAATTACGTGTGTAATGTTGTTGACGTTATTAAATTCTCTTACATCATCAATGAAGGAGATACAGACCTATTTTTAAACTTTGATGATAATACGTTAAGCCCTGGTATCATAGGGGGAAAAAACAATACGATCCGTTTAAAACCAGGTGAGCAACTATCAGAGTTTACTAGGAAAGCAACTAAAATAACATTCGTTCGCCAAAGTGGTAACGGTATGGTTCGGATATTGGGGGTGTAATAGATGGCGTTACTTAGAACGATTCAACAGGATTTAAAAACAAAGAAACTCACTGCGACTACTGGAAGTTCTATTTATCATAAAGTAGCTAGAATACAAGTTTCTAATCCCGTAGATAGTGGTGAAAGTTGTACATTCCAAGGGACAGCTATTGTGCAATCTAATTACGGTAAAACAGGTACACATCAGCCACAATACATGTTTTCATTCGGAGTTCGTGGGAATAATAACCTGTTTTCCTTAACACCTTCCCTATTAAAAGTAGGGGATAGTAATGAAGCAACAGTTGTTTTTGAAGTATACAAAGATACAATAGGTTTTCATTATTTATACCTTGTACAACCTTTATATTCTTATGGTGGTATTATCACCTATAAAAATATAGGTTGTGAAGAATACTGGGAAAAACAAGATTCCCCGCCGATTGATTACACCTTAGTATGGAGTAGTGAAACAGGAGCTACACAAGGCGTATATGAAGGTGGTAGACGATTATTAACGGAAACGAAAGCGAAACAACTCTATACAGCTAGTGATGATTCTACAAGTCGATTAGTTAATTTAGACGTAGGTCTCTCTTCACCTTTCTACCAATTAGAAGATGGGTTGCGAGTGACAAAACAAGGAAACATCATTCATTTAAACGGTGGGTTACAACATGGAATTAACTTAAAATATCAAAACATTGCTAAAGTACCGCCCGGTTATGAACCGAAATATAAAACACCGTTACACGGTTTTTACAGTAAGGCAAGCGGGGAATTTGTTAGCATCCCACTACTTTTAAAACCAGATGGATATATCGTCATGATGGGGGATAGAAACGATCCGGCAACACCTACAAATATGTATGTATCGGGAACGTGGAATATAAAATCATAAGGGGGAAATGAGAATGGGACAATTAAAAACATTTCATGCGGGGCATAATTTCTATGTTCCAGGAGCGCATGCAAACGGGTATAAAGAAGAAGTCGAAACAAGAAGAGTCGTGCAAAGAATCGCTGAATTATGCGAAGAGAACGGAATTAACTACGCAATCACTACAGACAATGACGGGCGCACGCAACGACAGAACTTGAACAATATCATTGCAAATTGTAACAGTCATACAAGAGATCGTGTGGACGTAGCCATTCACTTCAACCAAGCTACTTCGGAAAAGGGTGGTGTCGAGGTTTGGTATTATGACCAATATAATTTAGCTTCTAAAGTGAGCGAAGCCGTGGCGGGTGCATTAGGTATCGCAAACCGTGGAGCGAAAGAGGGAAAAGAGTTAGCCGTCTTAAATGGTACAAATGCCCCTGCTATTTTAATAGAGGTTGCATTCTTAAATAATCCGGGTAACATGCAAGCCTACGAACAACGATTTGAACCGTTATGTCGCGCGATTGTGCAAAGTGTTACAGGTGTGAATCTAACGAACTATCAACCGTTACCAACGGCGAAAGCAGACAAGTATTACCGTGTAAACTTCGGTGACTTTGATAATTTTGATTGGTTAGCGGGTGTTAAAAAGCGTGTAAACGAGATATTCCCGGGTCATGGATGTTGGATAGCTTGCCTAACAGGGAATGCTCATAGAATCCTTTTAGGAGACTACGGAAGTAAAGGACAAGCGCAAGCGGTCATTGATAGATTGAATCAAGAGTTTCCGAATAGTGGAATATGGTTAGAAGAATTATAAAATAAGAAAGAGTTGTGGAATTGATTCCATGACTCTTTTTTATTTTTTGTTTATATCGTAAATCATAAATGATTATTTGTGTCAATGGGATTAATTGGTAAAGGTGTTAGTAGGGGTACA